CTGTGAAGCTGAAGATGCTTTATAATACTTGTGGATTTAACCAAGTCCATGATTATGAAATTGCTCTCACTTTCTGGGTTCAAGGTAAGTGATCCGTGTGGTGGAACACCAATACGCAAATAGGGGTTTCCAATCCCTGTTTACGCGTTAAGGTCAGCCTATTTATGAGTCCCCGATCTACTTGTGTCTAACCTGGGCATCTAGAGATCTTCCAAGTGACTTAAGGTATCCAATGGTTCGAACCCCTAAATTGAACTAGTGTTTACGGCCCTTTGTCTTGTTTTCGGACCTGACACACGGGCCCTGGCACGTATGGATAATTTCCTGAGTACTCCATAAAAGTACTTACCTCTCAGTAGGAATGGATTTACCATCATTGGATTCAGATCCCTCTCTACCAATTTTAGGTTTTGGCCAACCTATATCCGTAATGGTCATACCTTACGATATGAGTTCCTTAATTCAATTTAGGGCACCAAAGGGCTTAAAGCATTCGTAAAATATCTGAAGTTAAGAGGGTATTATCCCCCTTAGCAACTTTTCGACGCACAGATCTGTTAGTAGGACGGGTGATGAATTCCCCAAGACGGGTCCACACCGAAACCTGCTTTGATCGAAACAATGGAACATGATCCGTTTCCGGACTACGTTTTACTATCTCAAGCTCAGCTGGGATAGATGCAACCTCCGCCTCAAAGTCATCAACAAGTTTCAGAAGATTGTTCACACTCTCTTCTGTCGCCTTCTCATAGTCATAGCATTCAACCATCTTTTCTTCGACTTTCCAGGACTTGGCTCGGAATTTTTGTTCCAAAACAAGCCTTACATTTAAGTCCCACCACTCAAGGTAAGCTTCGAAAACCTCAGGAGTCAAAATAGACCGTTGGGGAGCTAGCGATGCTAACTGTCCCTTCAGAGTACCCAACAAATGAGGCCATCTAACTTCCGTGACCTGATGAATCAAAAATGCAATCAGCTCACACGTCTTATGAGCAGGATTAAGACTTTCCGACCCAAAGGTCTTCAATCTCAACCAAGTCCATAAGTCCGCGCAAGCTCGCGGTGCACCTGGATAAGTCATTAGAATACACAATGAGCGTATACGCTTAGGTAGTTTTGTAAGAATGGTATTACCCATTTTACTAGACAACTTAAACCCATACCCCCCCACTTTACTAATCTGGAAAGAGGATAAAGTAAATCCTCCTAGTGCCTCTGCAACCCGGATGACTTCCGGGACTGCAGAGACCCCCAGAAATGCTGTTGCGATTGCTAAAAGAGGAATCGGAGTTACCTCCTTTCCCTTCCAATAGAACCGTTTGGCAAATTCTAAGCTAAGATTATTACTTATGATTGACTTGTGAAAGGCAATCTTGACTCCTAGTTCTTTCATGATAAAGAGGTATTGATGAGCGACATTACGATCCGCGATCACAATATCGTCACCAAGCACTGCATAATAATTGAACCATGATCTATGGCCGCATCGCCAGGCGGCAAACTGTACTATACAATGATGTGCCATTGCAAGCATACTCCAAGAAGAGTAAGCTCCCATCGGTTGCCCTACCTTATATCGAACTTCTCTACCAGTAACCTTCGGACCAAGTGTTGTCACAAGATCCTTAGGTACACGATATCCTCGTCCAACTAAAACAGTCTTCCAATTGGAAGCTAGTCTTGGTGAAGTAAACATACCCAGTAACGCCTGCTGTAAACCAATAGGAAGCCTATCGGTCGCAGCAGACAGATCAAAAGACCAAACATGTTTTATATTCTCGATCTGACATCTCTCCACTAACGCAACAAGTGGTTTTCCTTGTGAGAAAGTACCATCTTGAGGAATCAATTTCAAAATGCCAAAAAGAAAATCATGCAAAGGTCTTAAAATCGACTGTGTGAATATATCCACCATAGCAAAGACCCGTTCCTTTCCCGGTTCATGACGTATAGACAGCGCACCTACATAACCTTGGGGCTCTCCACCACCTGTTCTCCCATATGGTTTACACCATTGAGAAGAAAAAGCAATAGAGGCCAATCCCCAAATTGGGCTATGCATAATGTGCTGAGAATGCATCTCTTGGCTCAAATTGAGTAAAGACATAAACAACTCAGGACGATCCTTCAATGCAATTGCATCAGCCAGATACGAACCAAGCTGTAGTGACTTTGTCCAAAAAGAGTTTGGACCCGAAGTGAATAACGTCAAAAGTTTTCCACGTAACTTTGGAAAATGGGGACCTGGGTTTTCACCTAGATCCGTCACCCTCTCTAAGGGTTTAAACCCAAATCTAATTAAGTAAGGAATGAAGTACTTTCGGATGAAAGGAATCCATTCTTTACGAAACCAGAGAGGAGTCGCTACCCCAGGATCGGTAATAGTACTTATGCTTAATTTACCTTTAAAATCTATAACCCTGTACAGGGTACATAAAGTTAAGATAAATCTTACACACTTCGTATCACCGGCCCGGATACGTTTCCTAAAATTCGACGGTATCCATCTCGGTATGCCCGAGTTAGTTACCGAGACAACAGAACCAGCTTCTCGGGGATTTACTAATTTCTTTCCAGCTAAAGCTCTCATAAGAAGCAGAGTTGAAGCTTTGAGATAAAGAGCAAGGCCCTTTGAGCCAGAATGCTTTCGTACTCGAATTACCAACCTCACAAAAACGGCGATAGCCTTCAACCAACCTAAGGAAGTTCCACCTACGACTAAAGGAAGGGCTCGGATGAGTCTTTCCGATAGAAGTTTTCCGCTTTTTACAGCGGATTGCCAAATACCTTGAGCACTTCTTAGCTTTGAAGCTGAGAAAGTGTTCATTAGTGTGAGTTTATTAAGACTCCCATTAGGTATCCTTCGGTTTCCCAGGCTCCCCATAAGGAGCCAAGGGCCGCAGGCAGCCGGTTAAGGCCAATGTTGGGAAAACATTCCTAGGTTGCTAAAGGCAACGTCGGCATATTACATGACCCCCACACATTTTATGGTGTGGAAAGGGCAGGTTCTAAGGATTCCAGTGGGACTGCTCTCAATGCCGAAGCATATCCGAGGAGGTCTATCTGTTCACCAAATTCTTACCATCTCCAGAGGCCCAATGTGTGGATTTTCGCATGTTCCCTTTCTTGCGAAAGAAAACACTTGACTCTACTTTGGCTTCCATTACTGGTTTAGCCTAATAAAACATGCTACCTACCTAAGCTCCTTTAGTGCCTAGCCATTAAGCTTGGAATAATCCAAGTTGTATCTGGTTAAATGCACGAAAATCTCCTCTCAGTTTATACACTGTCTTACGGTGTAGTAATCCCTTTGATAGAGAATAATCAGCATTATCGCTCTGACTCCCCTAACCCACTTCGTGGATAAGGGTTTCACCGATACTACTTAATATAACCATGCCATTGGGAAACCATCCTAATATGCACCCTCAGTTGAAGCTGAAGATGTCCTCATTTAAGAGACACGTAGGACAGTCCAGGTTTTGGACTTACTCCTATGGAGGCCCGATAGGGCCC